ATGGCAACACCGAGTCCGGTTCCGCCAATCTCCCAGGAAACGCTCGACGCGCTCAACATGGCCATCGCGACCGGCGTGCGTGTGGTGCGATTCCAGGACCGCACTGTGGAGTACAGCTCGATTGACGACATGATCAAGGCGGCGAACTATATCTACCAACTGCTCTATCCCAGCGGCACCGGCCGCGGCTGCCGTCAAATCCGCTTCTACACGAACAAGGGCCTATGACGCAGCCGAGTATCATGCCCGCCGCGAAGAAAGTCCCCATCAGCCCGCGGGTGGCGCTGATCTCAACCATCCGCACGTGGTTCCTCTACCGCGACGAGGCGCTCTGGGCGTTCGTGGGCGGCACCGAGGCAGACCGGCCTCTGGAGCAGATTGAGATCGGCGAGGACTTGGTGGCGCGCACCGCCGAGGCCAATGAAGCTGCCAAGCGCGCCTGGGCGATGGCGGAGAAGATCGCCAGGGAAAACGAACAGAAGGCCGCGACTGTGATGCGCGAAGCCATCAACGAGCTGCTGGCCACGGAAGCCCCGAGCTTCCTCCTGGCGGTCGCGCACATCCCCGGATCATTCTGAAGCCCACTTGCCCGGTTATCTGTTAGACCTGGCTGCCGTTACTTACTAAGCGCGCAATATTGGTGTCTTATTAGCGCATAATTCGCCATCTGACAACTAAGGTCACACTTAGGTTGAATTAGTGCTATCATCGACCCAACGCCATGGCGTCGGCGCGCACACTCGGTCGCCTCCACGACATTCCGGCTTCACAGGCCCTGACGCCAACTGTTCTCACCCGCGGGGCGCAATCCGGCGTAGGCTCCTATCCACCCGCATACACTGGCTATACCAGCACCGGCTCTCCCTACGAGGCGACCGGCATGGGACGGCGGCTGGCCACCTGGAACCCGACGCGCCTGGGCCCCACGACGTCGCTCTGGTCGACACGCGACCTCATGCTGGCGCGCTGCCACGACGAGGTCCGCAACAACCCGCTGGCCACGAGCGCGGTGGACAACTTCGAGTCGCAGATTGTCGGCAACGGCATCAAGCCGAAGTGGAACAACCTCTCCGAGGAGCTGAAGCTCAAGATCGAAAACGAGTTCAAGCTGTCGGCGCTCAAAAAGGACTTCGACTACAACGGTCTGAGCGACTACTATGGCCTGCAGGCGCTGGCGGCGCGGGAGATCTTCGAGGGCGGCGAAGTCTTCGTGCGCCGCCACATCAGGCCCGTCGGCTGGTCATCGAACCCCAACGTCAAGAAACCCATGCGGGTGCCGTTGCAGCTCCAATTGATCGAGGCAGAACAGTGCCCCATCTGGCTCAACCTCACGGCCACGCCTGGGCCCGTCGTCGCCAAGCCGGGCTCGGTGGTCCGCACCGGCAAGGAATTTGACAAAGACGGACGTCTGGCGGCCTATCACCTCTACCAGGAACATCCTGGCGAGACCATGTTCTTCGTTTCCACGGCGCTGCGCTTTATCCGCGTGACCAGCGACCTGATGCTGCACTGCTACAAGCCCTTCCGCGCCGGTCTCCTGCGCGGCCAGCCGCATCTCGCGACGGTGCTGGTGCTCTTGCACGAGTTGAGTAAGTACACCGACGCCACGGTGGTCGCCAAGGAGATCCAGGCAATGTTCGCCGGATTCGTGACCAGGATCAACCCGGAAACGGACGTCATTCCGACCGAGCTGGCGGGCAGCGGCCCGGTGGACGGCTACCAACCGCCGGGCGTCAGGCTGGGCGAAGCCGAGCCGGGCTCGTTCAACTATCTCAATCCCGGCGAGGACATCAAGTTTCCGACCCTGCCGCAGAACAGCGACATGCAGGCGTTCATGAACGTGATGCTGCACCAGTTCGCCGCGGGCATCGGCGCGACCTACGAACAGATCACCGGCGATCTGCGCGGCGTCAACCTGTCCTCGATCCGCGCCGGTGTGCAGGACGCCCATCGCAAGTGCGAACAGTTCATCTACCACGTGCTGGTAACGCAATTCTGCCAGCCGACACTGGAGTGGTGGCTGGATGAAGCCGTGCTGTCGGGCCGTCTCGTGCTGCCGGGCTATGCCGCGGAGCCGGAGCAGTACCTGGACGTGACCTGGACGCCGTCGGGCTGGCCCTGGATCGATCCGCAGAAAGACATCGAGGCCAAGCAGACGGCGGTGCGCTGCGGCTTCACGTCGCGCGAGACGGTGTGCGCCGAGACCGGCGAGGACGCCGCCGCCATCGATCAGCAGCAGGTGCGCGACAACATGCGCGCCGACGCCGCGGGCCTCGTCTATGACAGCGATCCGCGTAAGGTCCTGATCGGTCGCGAGACTTCACCCGAGGTATCCGAAGAGGGCAAACCCGAATCACAGGAAGAAGAGGAGGAGCCGCAACCAGCCAAGTCTGGTATCTCGCGGGCTAAATAAGCACCATGAAGGCACCGTTGATTCACGTTGCGTCGATGGTCTTCAACTCTCCGCTTGCCATCATCCCCGAGAAACTCGAAGCCATCCTGCGCGCCGTTGGCCCGCGTCTGGTGATGGAGTCGGAGTTTTCCCAAATCGAGCAGGCGATGCCTCTCGGAGGCTACAACACGACCGCCACGATCAGCGGCGGCGCGATCACCAGCAGTCCGTTGCTCACGAGCAGCCCGTTGCTCTCCACCGGCGTCTGGCCCGCTGGCAGCAGCACCGTCAGCGTGGCTCCGCCGCCGGGCGTGCTGGTGCTCGACACCGGCAACGGCGGCAATAACGGCAATCGCCAGGACGAGAAGCCGTACCGGCTGACGCCCGAGGGCATCGCGGTGATTCCCGTTCGCGGCACGCTCATGAAACGGTTCGGATACCTCTCGGCGATCTCCGGCTGCAGCTCGTACGCGGGACTGCAACAGGCCGCCACGGCGGCGCTGGCCGATCCCCAGGTGAAGGGCGTGCTGTTCGACGTCGATTCGCCCGGCGGCACCACTCATGGCTGCTTCGAGTTGAGCGATGCGCTCTACGAGATGCGCGGCGATAAGCCGATCTGGGCCGTCGCCAACGATCTGGCCGCGAGCGCCGCCTACGCTCTCGCGAGCGCCGCCGACCGGGTGCTATTGACGCGCACCGGCGGAGTCGGCAGCATCGGCGTCTTCGCGCTGCATGCCGATCAGTCGGGCGCGGACGCGGAGGCCGGAGTCAAGTACAGCTACGTCTTCGCCGGTGCCAAGAAGACCGACGGTAATCCGCACGAGCCGTTGAGTAAGTCGGCACGCGCCGACATCCAGGCCGAGGTGGACCGCGAGTACGACATGTTCGTGGCCACCGTGGCGCGCAACCGCGGCTTCGCCGGTGCCGATGCGCAGAAGGTGCAGAAGACCGAAGCGGCGGTATTTTTCGCACAGAATGCGGTGGGGCTGCTGGCCGACGAAGTGGCCACATTCGATGAGGCGCTGGAGGCGCTGACTGGGAAGGTCAACGATTCCAAGGCAAAAACCAGTGGAAAAGTTGTGTCTACGACAGACGTGGGCAATAATGCACGTAACGTTGAGGGTGCCGTAATGCCCGCAATCGCTCCGCACAAGACTGCCACTTCCGACAAACCATGGGACGGCTCGCGCGCCAAGAAGAATCTCCGCCAGGAGGAAGGCGCGGGTTACTATCGAAGCGCGTATGCGTTCGCCAAACCGGGCGGCGACCCCAAGACCAAGGCCGGTTATAGCTACATCCATCACGAGGTTTCGACCGGAGGGGAAGTCGGTGCTGCCAACATTAAGGCCTGCCAAACCAGCATCGGCGTATTGAACGGCGGTCGCGGAGGCACGGTCCTGAAGGGCAGCGACCGCCGCGGCGTGTACAACCACGTGGCGGCACATTTGCGTAATGCCAAGCTGGAGCCTGCTCCACTGGCCACATACCAGGAGTACATCGCAGGCGTGTTGGCTTTCGCGCAGACCACGCAGAACGACACGCTGCACGCAATGGCTTTGGTCTATCTCCTCGCTGAACCCGAGGAGTTGAAAGGAGAATACGTTATGGCAAAGGGCAGCGAGGACATGAAGCGCGCCAAGAAGGCCGAGGCCGAAGACGCCGAGGCCGTCAGCGCCGCCGAGCAGGACGACGACGAAGAAGACGACGACGAAAAGAAAAAGAAGCCCGACGACGATGAAGAGGAAGAGGCCGAGAGCAAGCGCGGCAAGAAGGCGGAGTCCAAGAAGCAGGATGACGACGACGACAAGAGAGAGGCTCGCCGTGGTTCTGTGACCGAGATGCCCGCCGCCAACGCGCCCGCCAAGCGGATCGCGGAGCTGTGTCAGATCGCCGGTGCGCCCGAACTGGCCGCCGACTACATCATGAAGGGCTACACGGTGGACCGCGTGATCGAGAAATTGAGCGCGCGGCGCGCCAAGGCCTCCAGTGAAGGCGGAGTCAGCTCCTACGTCTCCGGCCAGACTTCCGGCGGCGGTCGCGCATCGGTTGATTCGGCCATCGAGCAGGCGCGCGTCATGAGCGCCAATTCCGGCGGCAAGCTCTCGCAGTCGCAGTGCATGGAGCGTATCCTGCGGACCAACCCGGACATCTACACCGGCTACCTGGAAGAGCGCGGCGCGGTCGCGGCCCAGGTGGCGTTCACCGGCGGGGGCCGGGCGCTGAACGACTACGTTCTCAACCAGCAGCGGCGCTACATGGCGAACATGGGCCTGAGCACCGTGATCGATGATGTACCCGCCCGCCGGGCGATGTAATTCAAGGAGGCACGATGCCCTATAACGAGGGTCTACTCAATACGTATTCGGCTCCGGCGGGGGCCGATCTCAGCGGCAAGCAGTTCTATGGCGTGGCGTTGGTCAATGACACCAACAACCCTCCCGGCGTGCATGTCATGATCGGCACCGCCGCCAAAGCCATCGCTGGCGTGCTGCAAAACAATCCATTGAACGGTCAGGCGGCCTGCTACCAGACCGATGGCATCACCAAGGTGGCCATCAGCGCGAATAAAGCCGTCACCGGCGGCACCACGTTTCTGGAAGTGGACGTCGGCGGGACTTTCATTCCGACCGTCAGCGGTACGGTTGTCGCCCAGGCGCTCGAAAGCATTCCGGCATCGACGGGCATCATGATCATCAGCGCACGGCTCATGCCGGGCATGGCGTTAACAGCGTAGTTTTTGGGCCCTTGCATTACCCTGGGCCTCGCGCGTAGGCCTTAACCCCCAAGTGATAACATCGCGCACCTGAAGAGACGCACAGTTCCGTGCGCCTTTACCCATTTAACTTTTTCAAAGAAGCTGCCGGTCGGACTCCAGCCGCCGTGTAGGGAGTAGGAACTATGGCTCAACCCACAATGAGTGATCTGCACGTCAACGCTCTGCTGACAGACATGAGCGCCATGTACGCGCAGGAAGAGACTGCCTTTATTGCGCGCGACGTGTTCCCCATCGTGCCGGTGACCAAGATCAGCGACCGCTACACGGTGTATTCGCGCGCCGACTTCAATCGCAACCAGATGCAGAAGCGCGCGCCGGGCACGACGGTGAAGAACATCGGCTATCGCGTTGATACCCAACCGTCGTACCTGTGCGACGTCTGGGCCCTGGGCAAGCCGATTGACGATCAGGTGCGCGGCAACGCCGACAGCGTGTTCAACCTCGACCTGGAGGCCACGCGGCTGCTCACCACGCAATCGCTGATCAACCGCGAGTACACCTGGATGAGCACGTTCTTCCAGCCGGGCGTCTGGAGCAACATGTGGACCGGGGCCGCAGCCGCCGTCCCGCCGTACCCCACGGCGCCGGCCAATTCCCCGGCCTCCAGCTACACCTTCATGAAGTGGAGCAATGCGTCCTCGACGCCGATCCAGGATATCCGCATACTCAAGCAGATCGTGCAGCTCACGACCGGCTTCCGGCCCAACCGCATGGTCATCGGTCGCCCCGTGTACGACGTGCTGCTCGATCATCCCGAGTTCGTGGACCGCGTGAAGTACGGCCAGACCGCGCCCAAGCCCGCTCAGGTGACGCTCGATGCGCTGGCCGCGATCTTCGAGATGGACCGCGTGCATGTGTCGGATGCAATCTACAACACGGCACCCGAGGGCGCGGGGCCCGATTCCGGCGCGACCTACGTTCCGCCCGCTTACAACCAGGGCATCAACGCCGGTGAATCGAATGCGTTCATCGCGGGCCCCAACGTGTGGATCGGCTACACGCCTGCCGCGCCCGGCATCATGACTCCGGCCTGCGGCTACACCTTTGCGTGGAGCGGGTATTTCGGCGCGACCCAGGCCGGAGAGCGCATCTCCAGCTACTACTTCCAGCCGGATCGCAGCACCCACGTGGAAATCGAGTCGGCCTACGTCCACAAGGTCGTCAGCGCCGACATGGGCGGCTTCCTGTCGCAGTGCATCTAGGAGGGAACTATGGGAACGCAAGTAATCGCTCTGGGCGGGTGGAAGGGCGCGCAGATCCCGGTGACGTTCGCCACGCCGGAGGAAGCCACGATCCTGCGCGAGGCCGTCAATACGTATCTCCGGCTGTTCGCCCTGGCCGGTGACGCATCGCAAACCGTCTGTGAGCAATTTATCGCCGTCATCGACGAGCAGCTCCGCAACAACCAACCGGCACAGCCGCCGCAACCCTCCCTAACCCCGCCGAGCCTAAACGCCTCCGCTACGGGCGGCCCGTCGAATCAGTTCAGCGTGAACTCCGACGGAGACACAGCCCCGTGGACGGCCAATGCGAATACCTCGTGGCTCATCGTGATCGACCCGACATCTCCGCAGACCGGAGATGGGACGGTGACCTACGCGGTGATGGCGAACTCTGGTGCAGCCCGCAATGGCACGATCACGATCAGCGGGTTCAACCTCACGTTTCCGGTAAGTCAAGCCGCAGGCACCGTAAGTCAGACGGACCAGACCGCAGGCGCGCAGACTGCCGACCAGACTACCGCGCAAGGGATTCTATGATCCATCAGCTCGTGCCCTGGACGCAGCTCACCCGCACCGGCATCCCGGTGTTGAAGGTGGCGCTGCGTCCGCTGGTGGTGGGCGAAGTGACGGTCGAAGTCGGCCAGACGCTCAATCCCGAGCTGTTCCCGTTGCACATCCGCAAGCAGCGCCTGCGCCAGTTCTACGAGATGCGGCGGCTGGAACCAGCCGATCCGCTGCCCGATTCGCAGCAGTTTTATCGCGAGCGCTTCGAACGCATATACGGCGGCGGCGATGCGGCGGCGGAGATCGCGCCGATCACACCGGTCGCGGCGCGCATCGTGGCCGACGATCTGCCCGCCCTGGACGTGCCGGTAGACGTCGAGCGGCCCAAACGGAAGGGAGGCCGATAGTGGACTTCGACTCTCTGGTCGCGAGGATGGACGATACCTGCGTGGCGACCTTCCAGAAGGTCGATCCCACGGCGGGCACGCTGCTCGTGACCATCCACTACAGCGACAAGGTAACGCCGGATGAGACCGTGCCCTGCATCGTCAAGAATCCGGTGATGGAAGAAGACTACACGCCGGGCTCCCAGCCGGGCACCCGCATGCTGATGCTGTTCATTCCGGCGTCGGCGGGCGTAGTGGCTCTTTTGGGCGACACCGCGACCTACAACGGCGTGGACTACGACATCCTGCAATCGGACGCCGACCGCTGCGGCGGCATCCACCTCCGACTGCGGGCGCGCACACAACCGTACGACCAATGAGGCCCATGGATGCTCGACCCCGACGCTGTCCTCAATTCGGTGCTGGCCGCGCTGCAATCGATCCCCGAGCTTGCAACCGAGCTGGGTGCGCCCACGATTCCCGCCACTGACTCGATCACCGGCCACTTTTTCTATTCCGGCGAAGAGAATTCTCTGACGCGAGCGCTGGCGCAGATGAAAAGCCCGTCGGTGATGGTCGTCTACCTCGACTACATCAGCGGCAACTTCGACGGCATGACCCTCTGGAAGCACCGCTTGAATCTCTGCGTCCGCTCGCGCAACCGGGCGGCGAACGGGTCGGCGTTGAGCGCGCAGCATCTGTGGTGGATGGCGATGAACCTGCCGATCTCCGTGCCCGAGGTCGCGCCCAACATCCGCTACGTCGATCTGTGCGGCGGCAACCTCTGGCTATTCGAGACCAATCTGCGGCACCAGACCGACGAGCTGGGCCAGGACTTCTTCATCGGCACCATGGTCTTCAACGAAATGGGAGACGCGGGGCCCGATGGCGCGAATTTCCTGTGCATCGGACCTGCAAAAGGAGCTAGCAATGGCGTCACGCATACAGAGTAAAGTTTTGGGCTTGGGGCTGGGCAAGCAGCCGAATATCACCACGGTCTCGCCGACGTTCCTGCGCTTCCGCCAGCTCAACGCGGAGCTTGCGCCAAGCGGCTTCATGACGGAGCACGACGCGGCGGAGATCGGCAAGGGCGACGAGTTCATCTCCTCCGTGTTTCCGGTGAGCTGGAATCCGCTGGCCCGCATCGACAAATATTCTAGCGCCGAGTTCATGACCTGGGCCTTCTGCTACGCGCTGGGCGGCATCACCGAAGCCACCGGCACCTACACCATCAAGCCCATCGACCCCTGCATCGACGGCCTGGAGCTGCCGTATTTCAGCGTGGTGGAACAGGTCTGCGAATCGGGCGGCATGGCGCTCGACAATGCCTTCCTGGGCTGCGCCATCGAGGACGTGACCTACGATTTCAACTATGGCCCTGGCCGACAGTCGGGGCGCGTGACCGTCAACTGGATCGGCTCCGGCAAGATGACCACACCCAGCGGAGCCACCATCCCGGCGGTCACGAGCGAGCACTACATGCTCACCGGATCGATGCAGCTCACCATCAACGGCACCAACTACATCACGGCGAAGACGATCCTGAGCGGCCAGATCGCCTGGAAGAACAACCTGCTGGCCGGGCCCGGCTTCTTCCCCGGCTCCGGCATGCAGAACGGCGCGGCGATCCGTGGCCGCATCGAGATCGGCGCGCGGGCCAGCACGTTCACCTTCACGGCCCGGCTGCTCAAGAACAGCGATGAGTACGCGAAGCTGCTCGCGCAGACGACCGGAACGGCGGTCATCACCGTGTCCTTCGATGCGACCCACACGATGACCTTCGACTATCCGCTGGTGCAGTACGAGACCGTAGTTAACGGCGAACAGGACGGCATCGTCAGCGTGACGGTCAACGTCGCGACCAAGAGCGACCCGTCCACGACTCCGGCGACACCGCCCTTAACCATCACCGCGCAGTGCGGGATTACGGGCATAGCCCAGTGAAAAGGAGGCAGACATGGCGGCAGGCCCCAATACCAAAACCAACGTCGGCATCCGGCGGTTCGTCTATAGCGTGACCCCGCCAGGGCTCCGCAACTTCGAACCCAACGGCACGACGACGTACGTCGTGATGACGTCGAAGGGTTACGATCACGCGGGCACTCACTACGCCAAGGGCGCGACCATCCCGTACGACGCCGCTGGCGGCACGAAATATGGCAACGCGCCGCGCCTGGAGCGCGACTTCAACCGGGGAGCGCTCGACCCTTCGAGCTAACGAGGAACCCATGTACGGCGAGCTTGAACCTATCGACACAGCGGATGGCGAACGGAAGATTCCGGCGATCCCCATCATCATCCAGAACCCGCGCAAGTTCGCCTGCCTGCGCCTGCCGACGTCCGAGGAGATCACCGCGTACACCGGCAGCATCCGCCAGATCGTGCGCCGCATCGGTCGCCGCCAGAGTGAGGACCAGGATGTGCCCAACCACGAGGCGGAGCGGCGGCTGTTCCAGGCCATGCGCATCGACAAGAGCGGCGAGGAGTTCGATGATGCCGAAGTGCGCCACGCCATCGACCTCGTACTGCGCCACAACGTAACCGACTGTCAGCGCGACAGCGATCAGTACGTGATCAAGGTCTCGACGCTCTGGGGCGTTACGGTCCATACCTGCCGCATTCCCCTGACGCGGGAACTCCAGACATACCGCGAGAGCGTCATCAAGTCGCGCGAGCTGCCCCACAACGCGGAAGAGCGCCGCTTCCCGCCCAGCGTGCCCGTCGAGTTTTATGACGCGATCATCGTGGGCGTCGACGGCTATGCGCCGCAGTTCAACGTACCGGCCGGCACCACCAACGGCAACCGTCATCGGCTTGAAGGCGCGGAGCTGAAGGCGTTCCTGCCCCAGATCCCGCCACATCATAAACGCAGCGTGGCGGGCGAAGTCTCTAGCGCACTATATGACCTCGACCCGCAACTGCTCGACCCAAACGCATAGAGCCGGAGGAATGGCCCTTCCCGCTACCGCTCCGGCTGCTGATCTACCGGCTGCTGCGCGCCGAGGAGCTGTGTCGCGGCGAGGAGGAAGGCGCGAGCCAGTGTCCGCTCGCCGACACGGTGAAGTGCGTGGCCTGCGAATTCCGCTGGCAGCCGGAGTCGGGCGACGTCAACATACCCGGCCCGTGCCCGTCGTGCGAGCAGAACGCGAGCGTGGCGGAGCGCTGCGAGAGCTGCCCGGTGGTGGAGGTGGAACACTTCCGCTCGATGACCGCGACCGGCCATCTCCTGGAGCGCGTGCTGGAACACGACTTCGACTGCAAGCATTACCGGATCGACCCCGGCGACATCAGCGCGGAGGTCAGGGAAGGGCTGAAGGTACTGGAGCAGGAACGAATGCGTTGGGAAAAGGAGACGCGGGAAAAGGCCGACCAGGAACGCGAGGAGCGGCAACGGATACAGGAGATGCAGCGGCGGCGCGGCGGCGGGTTCTAGAACCCGGCGGCCCGGCACTCGGCCAACTTGGCGCGTTGAGCGTCGTGGTCTTCCAGGGGAAGTTGTCGCACAGACTTGCATATGGTCTTCAGATATTCCTGAGCCGATTTCGCAGCTTTTGCCCGCTCTTCTGCGGGCAGTGCATTGCACTGATCCAGCACGGGCTGATCATGCACGGTGAGATCCGCAACGCGCTTATACGTGAGGGCGGCGCAGGCATAAAACAGTTCCTTGCTGACGACGGGCTTCTTCTGCTCAACAGCGTCAACAGGGGTTGCCGCCACCGGTGTTGCAGCCGGATGGGGCGGTGGCTGATGAGCGATTTGCTTTCTGGATATCGCGAGATACAGGACGGCGGTGGCCAGCACCGCGATTGCAATGTTCTTCACCATAACCATCCACCGTACCAGCCGGTGGAAAGGCCGGGCAAGGCTTCATGGGATGCGGAAGTCTTCGGCTGGGAAGGGATAAACTGATGGCCTTTTTCGAAACCAGAATCACGCATTCCAGATTGGTGTTCTCCCCGTTCACCAGCGAGAGCATGGTGACCATCGGCCAAGTCACCCTCGACCACATCAAGGAGCGCATCCAGTCCGTCGCCGATGTCACCGACAGCCGCGCCAAGCCGCTGAAAGAGACCTACGCCGAGGAGAAGCGCAAGGGCCGGTATGTCGCGCTGGGCGGGCCCACAAAGTTCCGGGGCGTACCCTACCGCGACTGGACCCTGCGAGGCCGCACGCTGCAATCGTTGAAGGTGAAAGTCGCCAGCGAAGACCGCGTAACCATCGGCCCAACGCTGCCGGAGACTTCGATGATTATCCTGGTGCGCAACCGGGTGGATCACATGTGGGGCCTGTCACCGAGTGACTACGAAGCTCTGTGGGCGGTGATTCGCGCAACGCTGATCCAGACCAAGTCAGTGCGCGTGGTCAGAGGCATAGCGAAAGTCGCCTGAGGGAGATTTGATCATGTCGCCGAGCGGCGCAGATATCGACATCCAATTCAATCCTCAGTCCATCATTGAGGGGTTCCGAAAAATTGACCGTGCGCGCCAGGAGATGGAGAAAGGCGTGGCCGGGGCGGCGGAGAAGTGGAACAAAGCCTTCGCCGACTTCTCGCAGCAAATTGTCACCGTCAGTCAGCGCGCGAATCGAGCCCAGGAAAACTACGTCCGGTCCATCGAACGGCAGGCCGCAGCCTACGGCAAGACCGGCGTCGAGAAGTTGATTGCACAGCGCGATCAGATCATCAAGCGCCTGGGGAGTGAAGAGGAGCTGATCAAGCGCGTCACGGCGGCTTACCAGAAGATGATCCAGGTGGAGGAAGACGCAGATCGCAAACGAAAGGCTAGCGGCGCGGGGCCCAGCAGCCTGCTCTTCCGTGGGGCCCGCGACATCTTCGAAGGCCGCATGACCTATGGCGCGATGGATATCGGCAGGGCCGCCGGGCAAGTCATGGGCTTCGGCGGCGCGGCTGGCGGCGGAGCAGGGCTGGCGGGAATATCGGCTGCAACCCTGGCCATTGGCGGGTTTACCGCTGGATTGGTTGGTGCCACTGTTGCCGGGTATAAAGCGGCAGAATCCATGGGCGAGTTCGGCATGAGGATTCACGAGCTTCAGATCACGACGGGCATGTCGGCCCGCGAAGTGCAGCAATTCAGCTACGCCGCGAAGTTGACGGGGCATGATGCGGAAGACGTGGATCGGATGATGCGCGGCCTCATCAAGACCATGGACGGAACCGGAGCCTCTGCGGAGAAAAGCCGGGTGGTTTTAGGCAAATACGTCAAAGACGTGGTCGGATTCCGCATGGGCACGGTTAGTCTCTCAGAGGTGCTGCGCGAGATGAATGCTGGCCTGGACCAGCAGTCCAACGCCATTCAGCGCGATGCGGACATGCAGCTCCTGTTCAACAGAAAGGCCTCCGAGGCTATCGGCATAATCAAGGACTACAACAGGGCTATCGAAGATACCAAGAATGCAAAGTTCTTCAGCGACGATGACGTCCAACGCATGGAGGAAACGCATCTCAGGATCGAGCGGTTGAAGCTGGACGTTGAAGAATTCTTCCTCCACTTGAAAGATTGGGCGGGTCAGAAATTCGTGGTTGTCGTTGACGTCGTCACCAAGACCGGGCAGGCGACTGGTGTCAATTTGACGCCCGGCGCTTCTCCGGTGGAAATGTTCGCTGGCGCGGCTGCCAAGCTATTAGGTTCGACCGGCGTGGCCGGATTGTTTCCGCCAGTAGCTCCAGCGGCTCCGATGTACGGGCCTCCCCCGGAAACACCAGAGCAGGCAGCGGAAAGGAACCGGATTGTAGGCCAGCAGTTTGCTCAGACGATAGGGGCCCCTCGCGGCACGGGCCTGGAGCAAGCTGAGAGGACGCTTTCTAAATTGCAGGAACACTACAAAAGCATCACGGAGAATACGACCGAGAATCTAGTGAAATTCAAGCAGAACCAGGATGCGTACAGGCGGGATATCGATGAAACCGTCGCTGGAATCGAAAAGTGGAAGAAGACAGTCGAGGCCATCCGCAAGGCCGAATCCGACGGGAAGAGTATCGCGGAAGAACTGCTCCGCGTCCATGAACAGGTTGCCGACCAGCTCAAGAGTCCCTATGAGTTGCCAGGAGAGGCCCAGCTCACCAAGTTTCGAGAGCGGCTCGCAGCGTCGGGCCTGAGCCAGCCAGAACGGGCCGCCGCTCTAGCCGAATTCCGATACGGCAAACCCGGACAGCCCGGCGTCCAGCAATTGATCGACTTCCAGCGCACGGAGCAGGCCGACAAACTACAGCGGCAGATGCTGGAGACGCAGCAGACCGTCACGCGGGAGATGGACCGCGCGCGCCTGGGCGGCGTCCAGTCCGTCAATATCCGCGAGCTTGGCCAGGGCGGTGTCACGCGCGCGGACGTGGAGCGCGATATCAACGACCAGTACAAACAGCGCATGGATCTCGCGATGGAGACGTACCAAAAAGAAGTCGAGCTGATCAAGACGCGCAAAATCGACGCGCGCGATACAGTCGCGCTGGCACAGCAGCAACGCGATATCGTCGCCACCACTGGCAAGCTAGCCACCGCTGAGATCGAAGCTCAGATGGCCAAGAAGAAGGAGATGCACGATCTCGATGAAAAGGAGCGCGACCAGGAGCGGCGGCACCGCGAGGAGATGTCGAAGATCCAGCTTGCCGACCAGGAAGAGAGCATCAAGCACGATGCCGATCTGGCGCGACGGCGCGCGGAGCTGCGGTTTAAGGGCGACAGCCCGGCAGCAGGTATCGAGGAATCCTACCGAATCGCGGTGACCGAGGCGCATCAGCTCTATGACCTGGAAATGCAGCGCATCGCACTCTTCGAGACTGGGTGGGAGGCGGAACGCGATAGGGCCGAAGCCCTCAAGAAATTGCACCGCGAGGATGCGCAGGCCCGCGAAGAGTCCGAACTGAAGCTGGCGCAGATGCAGCAACAGCAGCTCGATACCCTGAAGGGAAAGATCGCGCCACTCTACGAGACGTTGTTCACGAATCCCAGCAAGTTCGGCCAGCAACTCCGCAGCACGGTGACCGAAGCGGCGCTGCATCCCATCGTCAGCGGCATGAGCGAGATCACGTCGCGCGCGTTGTATCCGCTGATTTACGGGGCGACCGGCACCGGCGGGATCGCGGGAAGTTTCAGTAGCATCTTCGGCGGCGGTCGCCTCAACGATGTTCACCTCATCAATGGTTCAGTGCCGGTCTATGTGACGGGTGGCGGGGGTGGCGGCTACAGTAGCGCCGGTGTTTACGGTTACTCGCCGGTCGGCGGTTACGGTTACTCGCCGGTCGGCGGCGGATTCAGCGCCGCCCCCTGGGCTTATGGTCCCGGTGGGACTTCCGGTTTCACCGGCCCGGTGAATCTCGGCGGTGGTGGTGGCGACTGGACCGGCGGCGGTGGCGGCGGCGGTGGTCGCGGACTCAACCTGAGTTCGTTCGGCGGGATCGGGCGCAATCTGATATCTGGCTGGAAGCAGATGCTGGGCTTTGGCGCAGTTCATGGGGCGACTCCCGGCAGTGAGTCACTGGCGCGGGCAGCCGAAGGTCCAGGAGAAAGCGCAGGGGGCTCGTTCAGTTGGAAAGGTCTCGGCACATCCCCGCTGGCCAGGGCTGGTGCCGGGACAGTGGGAATGATGCTAGCGCAGCAAGGTCTTCTGGGCGCGAATCGAGGCACCGCAGGCGGCGTCTTCGAAGGCATGTTCGGCGGAGCCGGCGTCGGGTTCTCCATGGGTGGCCCGCTGGGTGCGGCCATCGGCGCTGCCGCCGGGCTGGGCATCGGCCTGGGCGAGGTGATCGCGGGCGTGGAGTCGCCGCGCAACGAAGCCAAGCGGCTGGCGCACCACCTCTATCACATCAGCGTCAACAACTCGACCGCCGACCAGATCGTCGCCATCGCCAACCAGAGCTATGGAGGCCGCGTGTCGGTCGCGGTGCGTTCGCCGGAGGTGCGCCACATGATGGGCCTGTACGCCGCCGGGACCGGGCAGGCAAACCAGTTCGCGCAATCTACGATGGAGCCGCATGGCGCTTCGCTCGTGGAGAGCGGCGGCGGTCTCTATCAGCAGGCGACCTATCAGTACGGCAATGCGTACAGCTATGGATCGAACCTGCCGATCTATGGCGGCACGCCCACGCATACGTTGGGCGGGCCCGGCGGCAACATGTCGTTGTCGTTGAATATCGGCGGGCAGGATGCCGCGCGCTTCCTGCAAGGCAACGTGGTCAGCCCCGACGTCGTGCAGACGCAATACGCATCGGCGATGCAAGGTTCCAGCGGTCGGGTGGGGCAGGCTTTGATGATGAGTGAACCGGGCTCTATCGCGAGTTGATATGCCGTATAACCTCAAGCCCGCAGCGGTCGCGCCCGGCACAGTGCTGCCGAAGTCGCTGAGTACGTCATTCACCGAGACCCGTGTGTATCCGATGCTCACGACGATGTACAACGACGGCACCTTCGAGCGCAGCCTGATCCAGGATGGCGTCAACCCGCCGCGCGCGTTGCGCACCTGGGCGCTTGCCAAGCGGCTCACGACCGCGCAGCTCACCACGTTGCTGAACTTCTGGGAGAGCCAGACCGATGGGGGTTCGAACCCGTTCTACTTTTACGATCCGTTCGACATCCTGCCCGGCAATCATGTCGGCTCCAACTACGACGCGACCGGCAACAACACGCAGGGCCGCGTGACCTGTTTCTTTCGCGGCGACTGGTCGCAGCAAACTCTGTTGGGGCGGCACGTGGTCGGCAACCTCACCCTGGTGGAGGTTGCGTGAGATGGCGGATACCATCGGTCGGATCACGGTTCCCACGCCGACAGCTTTAGGCTCTGTCTTCCCATTGACGTCGGAGTATGGGTACGGCATGAGCAGGGACTGGAAAATCGTGGAGCATCGCTTCGGGGAACTGGCCACGATGGGCGTGCAGCGCTACTCGGTCGGCAGTGGTGTGCGCCGCTTCCAATTCGTGAAGTCGAGTCTGAACTACAAGGACCGGCAGAGTCTGCTCACCTTCTACGATCAGACACAGGGGGCGTACGCTTCCTTCCTCTACCCGGTGCCCAACACCGACCGGCAGACCTTCACCAATTACCGCGTCACGTTCGACGTCCCGCCGCTCTCGATCACGGAGCTGTCCAACCGGGCGCAGACCGGCCTGACCTTCCTGGAGAGCATCGATCCCACGCAAGCGCCGGTATTCAACATCGCTAGCGTGGTCACGCGCTTTCCGCCCGACGCGCTCGCCCAGGCGCTCGCGAGCGAAGTGCAGACCATCATTCCGCTGGTGCATATCAAGGTGCGCACGCCGGGCGTGCCCGACATCTACTTCAGCGACCGGCGCATCCAGGTCAACGGCTTCCCCGGCACGACCGGCACCACGGTCTTTTTGCCGCGCATGCAGAGTGTCGGCGTGCCCGGCATGAGCGACGTCATCATGTCGCAGTCCATCGATGGCCGAGCCGAGAACGTCCGCTTCGTCTTCGGAAACGCCGACCGCGCGATGTCGGCCCTGGTCAACGACTGCTCGCTCGAATATGCCCAGATCGATCTGAGCCTGCTGCACGCGGGCACCAGCACCCTGATCCAGATGTGGAAGGGCGTCGTCATCTCCTGGCAGATCGACGGCAGCGCGCAGATGAGCATGCAGTGCTCTGACGGCCTGTATCCGATCACGCAGGCCTACCCGCCGCGCACGGTGAGCAGGCAGTGCTGGAAGCCATTCAACCGGGATGTCGTGCCCGGCTACCGGCCCTGTCCCTACGCGACAGCGGGCTCTGGCGGCAACGCCAACTCGTGCGACTACTTCTACAATTCGCCGAACGGCTGCCTGTCCCACGGGATGAGCATCTATTTCGGCGGCCACCCCGAGCAGCCGCAGAGCGTGGTGATCAAGGACAACGGCACCGGCATCATTGGCGGTTTCTTCCGCGCCAGCGTGACGTCGACCTCGATCCTGTCGGACTCGATCTGGGGCAACCCGCTGCCGGAGATCTGGTGCAACTACCTGGGCTCGCCGCAGCGCGCCTTCTGGGCCAACTGTCAGATCGCCGCCGTGCGCGACGAGAGCGACTACATGGACATCCTGGGCATCGTGGGCGTGGGCCCGCTGGGCGCATTCGAAGGCATGAGCATCCAGACCAACGCCGACGGCTACAAGTTCGCGGTCGCGCCCACTGCCGACGGCTTCTTCCCGCAGGGCTTCCGCGTCGACGGCCAGCTCAACATCACCGGCTACCAGCCGACCTTGGGGTTGCGGCAGAGTGTGGGCAACGACCCGGCGCACCTGGGCACCGCGCCGACCGACGGCGTCGATGCATTCTCACTAGGTCAGGGTTCGCCGCAGCACTGGGATGAACCCGATCCCAACTACAGCAACGTCTCCGGTCACCCCAACACGATCATTCCCTACGCGGGAGGCACGGCGCTGTGCGAGGTGCGCTATCCGAAGTCTGCCGGGACCGGACTCGCGCCTACGACCGCCGAGAGTCACAACATGCAATGTCCCATCCGGCTGGGCTTGACCGGCAGCGTCTTCGACACGAGCGGCAACCGCACACTGACGCCGGGCGTGATCAATCCGTTCTGGATCGGGGCCAACTCCTACTTCCGAGCACTGGGGATTCAGCAGGCCGACGCCGCCACGCAGTTAGGCTTCATCGTGCTCGACTCGATCACGCGCACCGACGGCCAGGGCTGCGCGGATATCGCGGGCATGTGGGTCGATCCGGTGGTCGGCACCACGATTCCCAGCTACATCGTGACGGCTGCCGGGCAGGCGTTGCAGTGGTACAGCCTGGACTTCTACAACGGCACCGGCGGCACCTTCACCTACGTGGACAACGTGGCCCACAAGATCGTCGCCATGACGCTGGCGCAGGCGGAGGCGGCGGGCTACATCTCGTCCTACGGTCCGGCGGGCAAGGAGTTGCAGTTCATGTTCCAGGGCAGCATCGCGGAGTTCAAGCCGTTCCGCGACTGGATGACGGAGATCCTCAACTGCGCCCTGGGCTACTTCTGCTTCGAGTTCGGCAAGCTCAAGATGGGCATCCGCTACTCCGCCGTGCCGACCGACAGCTTCACCGTGGGCTCGATGCTCTACCGCTCGCTCACGATTACGCCGATCACGGCGCAGTTCGAATACCTGAAGGTGAGCTTCGCCAACGTGGAGCTGCAATACCAGCAGGATCTCGGAGAATACCAAGACAAGGATCACGCCGCCTATTATGGCCGCCCCGGATCGCCGCTGACTTCCAACATGCGCTCCGTGGGCTGCTCGACCTTATCGCAAAGCCTGCGCATCGCGGTCTCGCGCACACGCGAAGAGATCGGCGGCATCCTGCGGCCCGACCAGAGCAACCCGTACATCGAGTGGGACAACAACAAGCGGGTGAGCTTCAAGAGCACGCTGCTCGCGTTGAACAACGAGATCGGCCAAGTCATCGACATCCAGCATCCCGATCTGCCGACCTACCCTGGCGCAGCGCCGGGCTCCAGGCCGGGCTCGAACGGCGCGTTCGCCACCAACACGTGGCCCTTCCGCATCAAGAAGTGGATGCTGCACTCTGACTGGAGCGTCAGCATCCTGGCCGACTCCTGCGTCGATTCGATGTACGACCTGGAGGTCGGGCCGCAACCGCAAGGCGTGGGCCCGCGTCCGCTGCCGGTGATGTTCTACCCGGAGCCGCTGGGGCAGTGGGCCCCGTATCAGTTGCAGGCCGATCCCAACGACGCGCTCTATCCGAACGAGTTCACGTTCAACTTGCAGCAGACTTTCGAGTACGAGGGGGACGGCAGGCTGCTCACCTCCGCCGTCGTGGCGGGCTGCCTGCCGGTCAATCAGTTCGTTCCCGACTGCGGTGCGCCGGATGTGAAGAAGGGCAGCACGAGCTGGGCGACCACCGGCGGCAATATCCCTGGTGGCACCACGCTGTTCGTGCAGATCTGCGCGGCCATCGTGGATACCACGGTGACGCCCAACGTGGTGAAGCAGTACAGCCCGCCGTCAGAGATCCTGGTGCTCCAGGTGCCGGTCGGCGCGGATACCAATACGCTGACCATCGACAACATCAAGTGGCCGCCGGTGACCGGCCTGAACGGCTATGTGCTGTTCGCCAATTCCATCGAGGATCTGATCTGCGGGCAGCAGGCCGATCTCGGCCTGCCGGCTTCCATCACCTTCAACGGGCCCGTCGAGCGGCAGACCTACGCGGTGCCCGACTTCGACGTGAGCATTCTGCGGCTGCGCGCCCAGGTGCTGATCCATGGCGGCGTGCTGGGCGCGGGTGTCGACTCGCTGACCACGACCACCATCGTCAGCCACGCCACGATTGATACGACCGGCAAGGACAACTGGACGGGCCGCGTGCTGGCCATCATCGGTCGCCAGCTTGGCGACGGCATCGCGCCGTTTGCGCACTTCAACATCACGGCCTGGAATGCCGCGACCGGCACCTACACGGTCGACCGCGATCCCACGGCGGCGGGCGTCCAGGTGGGCGATATCTTCACGGTCTGCTTCCTGGGTGCGGACAACTCCGCCAATCCATACGTGGTCAGCGATCCCGGCATCAGCAACAGCAACAACATTCCGCCGCACACCGGCGAGACCGTCAACGACCCCAACCGCATCGGGCGCATGGTGCGCGTGATCAAGGGCCTGAGCCGTGGCAAGTCGGCGAAGATCGTCAGCAACACGGCCACCAGCTACACGCTCGATCAGGCGCTGCCCATCGACGCGACCAGCGTGTGGATCGTCTGCGATCCCGGCTGGAACTACTCGAAGGATGTCGTGCTCAACAACGCCGACCCGGAACAGACGACGCTCTCGGCCATCGAGATCAACAACTACCTGGGCCTCGCGCTGCTCGTGGAAGGCGTGAATATCGACAGCGAAGGCACGATTGTGGACGATGCCGACGCCTGCGTGCGAATGTTGTATATCCCCGGCGTGCAGGGCACGACCAACGTGGCGACGTGATATGGCACTGAACTATACCGTCCGCATCATCGACCGGCTCCTGCGCTTCGATACCACGAAGGACGACGTGGTCGCCACCCTGCTCCCGTTCGCGCAGACGCCGAATGCGATTTACGAGATTCACAAGATCTCGACCGGCGACGGGCACACCGTGACTATCACGGTCAATCCCTCCACGACGGACTTTCTGCTGCCTGACAGGACGATCAGTCTTGTACTCGATGACACCAACCACACGGTGTACATCAAGATTCCTGCCAACGGCCTCTCGCCCGCCTATGTGAACTCCGGCGACGGTGGTGGCGGAGGCGGCGGCGGTGGCGGTGTGCCCGCGCCTCCGGTAACGATCAACCCTCCGGCGGAGGTGATCTTCCGCAGCGATCACAAAGTCGAAGTCGATATCCCGTGGACTGCCGCCGCGACGGCGAATCCGACGAACTTCCTGGGGGTCGCGGTCTACCTGGAAGATCCCGACATTTCCAGCGGCGCGAACCCGGCTCTCGCTGGGGCGACCGATCCTGCGGGCACGGGCGTGCCTCTGAACGCCACTTCCCAGGTGAGCGGCGAGTGGGCCCCGGTGTTCGTCAACGAGTCGACCAAGTCGCCTGCGGTGCTGTTCCTCGATACCACCATGGGCAGCACGCCCGACCAGACCTACAAGACCGGGCGCGAGGTGCGCATCTATCTGGCGTCCTATGGGCCCTTCTCGCACTCCAAGCTGGTGCGCGCCACGAGTCCCAGTCCGACGCCCAACATCATGGTCGACATCCCGCTGGGCCCCGGCCAGGGCGAGAGCGGCCAGGAGTACGCCTTCCTGGTGACCAATGTGCAGGTGACCGTCACCACCGACTACAACCGGCCCGATCCGAAGTATTACCTGACGTTCTTCTACGATCCGCCCGATCCGGCGACCCCGGTGCCGCCCAACATGAATCGCTTCGGCGGTTGCCGCATCGTCTACGTCTACGAGGATGCCAACGGCAACCCGGTCTTCCCTGGCACCGACACCGGTATCGACGTGCCCGTGGCCCAGTCCCAAAACGGATACAAATCCTCGCTCTATGATCCGGGGCCTGCGGGCAGCAAGTTCCGCTGCTATTTCTGTAGCGAAGACGACAGCATGCCGGTCGGCATGCACATCAACTCGCTGATCGACGGCGTGACGCCGTACGCGGAAGCGGTGGTGCCGCCGGTGCCCGCCACGCCCGACGTCAGCAACTTCACCATCGCCAACCAGCGCATGCAGTGGTTGCTCGATGGCAGTTTCCTGGCGGAGGCCGACTTCGCCTGGAGCCTGCCCACGGCGGATCAGGGCTCCATCCGCTACACGGGAGTGATCCTGTACCTTGTCAACGTCACCGGCACCGGATCGAACTTGACGACCTTCCCGCAGCCCTTGACCTCCATGCAGGCCTCCGTCGATAGCAAGTACACCATGGACATCCCCAATGGCGCGGGCGCGGTGATCCCGGCCACGACGGAGACCTGGACGATTGCCGCCATCAGCGTGGGTCTGCACGGCGTCCTGGCCGACGATCCCAAGCAATTCGGCCAGACCAGCTTCCATTCGCCGACGGTCACCTGGAATGTCGGGCCGCCGCAGCCCGGCAGCCCCGGCAGCGGCACGGAGCACGCTCCCCTGGTCACTGTCGGCACGGGAGCGACCGCAGCGCCCACCGAATCACTATCTAGCGATGGTGTGCGCACCGTGAACTTCAACGTGGGTCCGTGGACGAATCCTACCGACAGCCAGTTCGGCGGCGCGCAGCTCGCCATGGTGGTGAACCACGATCCCACCAAGCCCACCTACTGGTCGATCCCCAACGGCGCGACCTCGTTTGTGACGCCGACGATTCCGGCCGTCGGACCGTTCGGGCAGCCGGTCCCGGTGGACTTCTACGTCGTCAGCGACGATCCGCAGGGGCACAAGAACTCGCTGATTCCCGGCACCACGCCGGTGATCCACTACACCTACACGCCGACGCAAGGCGCGGTGATCCCGGCGCGCTCCGGTTGGTTCGATCCCAAGCAGTTCGCCTGGAGCGGCTCCGGCTTCCAGGCCGAATCGTTCTCGGCGGGCATCATCCAGGTCGGCAAGACGCTGGTCGTTGGCGGCGCGCCCGCGAGCTTCGGCGGCAGCGACAACGGGCAGATCGCAGTGCTGAATTCCTCCGGCGTGCTGCGCGCCTGGATGGGAGAGCAGCAGCCGGGGCAAGGCGACAGCCAGCCCAAGTGGGGCGCGTGGTTCGGCCAGCTCTGGGTGGGCGGCACCAACCCGCTCGATGCGCCGCTCTGGATCGACAACAACGGCATCGTGGAGGTCGGCGGCATCGCGGCGGCGCAGGCCTCATCGGCGTACCCGTACATCAGCGTCCGCGACGACCACGGCATCGAGATGGGGCGCATCGGCGCGAAGCTGAACGTGGCCAGCGGAACGGCGGGAGACAGCGTGGGGTCGAGCCCGCCGCAGTTGACGTCGGGCGCGTGGTTCACGCAGTTGGGCATCGGCGGCAACACGCTCAGTCAATGGAACGTGCTGATCACGCCGGATGCGACCAACCCGCTGGGCAGCCAGTTCCTGATGCGCAACATCCGGCTGCTTTCCATCGACTACCCGGCGCAGGCGGGCTCACCGGCCAACAACGAGTACAAGCTCGAATTCGGCAGCAGCGTGTGGATGGCGGGCGGCCTGACGGCGGGCCAGTGGCAGTTCCCCGGCATTCACATGTACGAGGTCGACAATTCCGGCAACAACTTCGGCGCGACCTTCCTGAGCCGGGGCCTCGTGTTTCGCGGCACGCAGTCGCAAGGCTACCCGGTGCTGGTCTCGCTCGTGACCTTCAACGGCAACAGCTCCGGCAGCGACGTGCCCACCAAGTTCTGGGGTGAGCTGGCGATGTACTCTCCGGTCGCGCCCTACAACCAGACCGTGTACTTGGCTTCGGGCAGCTCCGCCACCGGCACGACCGGCGGCACCGCGTTCCTCTATCTGCGCGACGTCAACGGCAACAACATGTTCGTGGTCGATCAGGTCGGCAACGTGTACATCACCGGCGTGCTTCAGGGGCAACAGACGCCCGGCACCGGCGCATCCACGCCGGTCAATGCCTATGCGTACAGCGTCAACGGCTACGGCCCCGTGATCGATTCCGCCGGGAATTGGAAGGGCAGGCCAATCACATCGGGCACGCCGCAAACGCCGTGGGCGCAGAACATCAACGCGGCGGGCTTCTCTTTAAGTGGAGCGGGCAACATCCAAGGCACGCAGTATTACGTCAATGCCGTTTCCAACGCGGTGATCAACCAGAATGGCCAGTTCGTGGGACCGGGCGTGGATGTCGGCAGCCAGGGCATCGCCTGCGGCTATCTCACCACGCGCGGCGGCAGCATCGACACCGGCACGCTGAATGCGAGCGCCAACGTGAACGTCAGCGGGCAGGTGAGCGCGAACAACGGCTACGTCGGCGGCAGCTTTCAGGGATCGGGCGTGAGTACCGGCGGATCGTGCTACGCGGGCGGCGGCTACACCGGAGGTGCCTTCGGCGGCGCGGGCGTGAATGTCGGCAGCTATGGGATCACCTGCGGCTATCTTACGACCGGTGGCCGCACTATCGACACCGGCACGATCAACGCGAGCGGTCAAGTCAACACCAACGCCATTGTTGTCGGCGGCATTCAGCGTTGCACTTCCAACGGCATCTGGCAGGCAGGCGTGCAGTGCAACGACCACGTGTTCGGATCGGATTTCGGAATCTTCAACGTGGCGACCGGATGGAATGGCGGCTTCTACGACCGCGACGGCATTTATCACACCGTGAGAGGCGGGATCATCACGAATTAAGGAGCGGGTATGAATAACGAAGATCTGCGCGTAACCTGTGATCTATGTGGCGGCAGGAATATCGAACACCACCGGAAGACTCCGCTCCCGATCCGCCCGATCAAATTGACGGAGTGGGCTTCGGCAATTGAGGAACCGCAAGCGGAGCCTGCGATTTTGCGCAGCATCGAAATGGTGGCCGAGTGCCGCGACTGCCATTTCAGCGTGGAGTACAGCAGGAAAGGTATCTGAAAGGGGAACTATGGAAAAGTCGTTTAAGTTAGATCCGAAGGAAGCACAGCTCGTGGCGCAGTTCGACCAGGAGCGGACGCAGGCTCTGGCCATGGTGGGCGCACTCTCGCTCGACATGGAGCAGGCCAAGAAGAACCTCGATTCGGCGGCGGAACGCCAGCGCGCTTTTCTCCGGCAAGCGCTGGTGGCCCGTGGGGTCGAGCAATACGACAATGCACGCATGCAAAACGGCACGCTGCTCGTCACTGTACCCGATCAGCCGGAACCTCCTGGAGTCATGCCGCCGGTTCCAGGGAAGGTCATCAACGGCGCGGCGGAAGCAAAGGAGTAAAGCACCATGGCATGGCTGTCGCGGAATAACTTCACACCAACCGATTTTCTGCATGCGGACGATCTGAACAATCTCGCCAACGATCAGCGGACGTGGGGCGGTAATGTGAATGGCGGCGGCTATACCTTATCCAACGTCAAGCTGGTGGGCGTACTGCCGCTGGCCGCTGGCAACGTGACCAGCGTCTTCGGGCGCACCGGAGACGTGGTTGCCGTGGCGACCGACTATACGCCCGCTTTCATTGGTGCTGTGCCTACGGCCCGTCAGGTCCTCGCCGGGTCCGGTATGACCGGCGGCGGGGCCCTGAGCGCGGACGTTACCCTGAGCGCGCAAGTGACCAGCGTCTTCGGGCGCATCGGCGTCATCACGCTCACGCCCGCCGACATCACGAGCGCTACCGGGGTCCTCAATACGCGGGCGATCAATACCGGGACCGGTCTTCAGGGCGGCGGTAATCTCTCGGCGGATCGCACGCTCGCGGTTGTGCCCGATACGACGAACCAGCAGGTGCAGGTGCTTTTGGGCGGAACGCCGATTGGCACGCGGCACGCGATCAACTTCATCAACGGGGCCAACGCCACCGTATCGGTCGCCGACGACACGACGAACAACCGGCTCAACGTCACCGTCGCCAGCACCGGCGGCACTGGCGGCATGAGCGACCCAACGACCACGCTGGGCGATCTGATCGTGCGCGGCCCCAGCATCACGGGCCGTCTGCCGGTCGGTTCCAATGGCCAAGTACTCACCGCCGACTCGACCCAGCCCTTAGGCATCAAGTGGGCGGCGGATGTGGGTGGCGGCGCGGTAACCAGCGTCTTCGGGCGCACCGGCGCGGTGGTCGCGGCGACCGGCGATTACACGGTCGCACAGATTACCAACGCGGTGAATGCTGTGGGGGCATACGCGGACCCGCCCTGGATCACCAGCCTGAGCTGGAGCAAGGTCGTCAACGCTCCAACCTTCATGGTCGATGCCTTGACCGCCAAGGGCGACATGCCGGTGCATTCGGCCACGGCGACGGTGCGTCTGCCTGTAGGTGCGGACGGCATGGTGCTCACCGCCGACAGCACGCAAGGCGTCGGCGTCAAGTGGGCAGCGGCCATCGGCGTGAGCAGCTTTAACAGCCGGGTCGGCGCGGTGGTGCCGCAGGCCGGAGACTACACAGCGGCGATGGTCACCGGCGCGGTCGCCAGTACGCGCATCATCGCAGCGGGCACCGGCCTCACCGGCGGCGGCAATCTGACCGTCGACCGGACTCTGAGCGTCGTGGCCGACACCACCAATCAGCAGGTGCAGATTCTGAGCGGTGGTGCTCTGGTCGGTACGCGGCACGCGATCAACTTCATCTCTGGCGCGAATGTTTCTCTCAGCATCTCCGACGACACCGCCAACAACCAAGTGAGCCTGACGATCTCTTCGAGCGGCACCGGGAGTGGCCTCGTGGACCCGACGACCACTATCGGCGATCTGATCGTGCGCGGTGGGACTACCGTGCAGCGCCTGGGCGTCGGCATCAACGGCCAAGTGCTCACCGCCGACAGCACGCAGCTCCTGGGCGTGCGCTGGGCGGCAGCGCCGGGCGGCACTGGCGGAAGCCAGACGCCATGGGGAAGCGACATCGACGCGGCCAACCACAAGCTGAACAACGTCGCCGCCATCGGCGTGAATATCGCTTCGAATGCATCGGCGGCCCGTGTCTACGTTCTGGCCAGTGCAAGCGAGGACGGCTTCTCGGTGAAGAACAACTCCACCACCAATTACGCGGCGGCGAGCGTCATCAATGATCTCGGCAATTCGCTGCGCATCCTCTCCTATGGCTCCTCGTACACGACCGATCCCGGCATCGCGTCCATCGAGGCGAGCGCCAGCCTGAAGTTCATCGCCGACGCCAGTGAAGTGATGCGCCTCAACAATGGGCACGTCATCATCGGCACCACGATTGACGATGCGACCAACATGCTTCAGGTGAATGGCCGCATCAAATCCCTGACCGGCGGCTATGTCTTCCCCGACGGCACTGCGCAAGCCACGGCGGCCACCAATGCGGTCGCAAGCGTCTTCGGCAGGACCGGCGCGGTCGTGGCCGTCACCGGCGACTACAGCGCGAGTCAGATCACCAACGCCGTCTCGACCACCGGCAGCTACGCTGATCCGGCCTGGATCACCAGCCTGGACTGGGCGAAGCTCACCAACGTGCCCGCGATGGTGAACACCTTCAACGGGCGCAGCGGTGCCGTGGTGCCGACCGCTGGCGACTACACCGCCGCGCTGGTCACCAACGCCGTCTCCACCCTGGGCAGCTATGCCGATCCGGCCTGGATCACGGCACTTTCCTACTCGAAGATCACCGGCGCACCAGCGGGCGGGATGAGCGATCCGACGACCACGAAGGGCGACATCATCGCGCGCGGCGCGTCCGCGCCAGCGACCCGCCTGGGCGTCGGCACGGATACGTGGGTATTGACCGCCGACTCGACGCAGCCCCTGGGCGTGAAGTGGGCACCGGGCACGGGCTCGCCCGCCGTGCCTTCGGGCAGCGTGCAGTTCAACAATTCCGGCGCGTTCGGGGGCTCCGCGAATCTGTACTGGGACAACGCGAACGGCCATTTGGGTATAGGAACAAATTCTCCGACTACTTGGAATATGCTTCATATCCACGCGGCGGCAAATGAGAATTTTGGAGTGGGTGCAGCTAGCGGGGTAGCGGGTTCGGTGGCGATCAGCGCATTCAATGATGCGGCCACTGTGAATACTCCCCTGGAATTGCGAGGCGTCCCGGTCGTGGTCAATACGCAGGGTGCGAATTCGATTCCGATCAACGTCTACAGCGGCGTGTACGCCGTGCCGAAAATGATGATCTGGCAGGCGGATCAGGCAACGGCTTCCAACAATTCGCTGGGGCCGCTGGTGCTGGTGAACCCGGACCCCACGCAGAACAACCTCGCCAGCATTCTCTTTGCCACGGTGGGCACGAATGGCAATACCTATGGCAACGCGCAGATCGCAGCGCAGTTCACTCAAGTGCGGCAGGCGGGCTATTGCTACACCGATCTGGTGTTTCTGACAGGCCAGAACGCAGGGCCAGCGGAGCGGATGCGGATCACGAGCGGCGGCAATGTTTCCATGGCTGGCAGTGTTACCGTTAATGGAAACTTTCAGGCCAACGGCTCGATTTCCGGCGGCGGCGGTTCCATCGCGGGCCGCTCATTGTCCTTATCCACCGCTAGCGGTATCTGCGGGATCGTGCTGTATGCTGCCAGCGGTGGCGGCTACTGGTATATCGACAATCGCGGCACCAACGACGCTCCCAACAACCGCTTGTCGATCAGTTACGGAGGCAGCGACTTCCTCACGATTATGCCCGGCGGCAACGTCGGCGTCGATATGGGATCAATTGGGGGCGGGGCCGCGCCTTGGTCGGCGCTCACCGTGGTCACCACGGTTCCGCTTGCGAATGGGCCGAGCCTCACGCACCAAGCCATTTCTGCTTTCTCGGTAACCTATCCCGGCTATATTGGGATGGACATCCAGGTCGGCAGCGGTGGTCCTGGCCCTCATATCGCCATGCAGGGGCGGCATTGCAGTTCGGACGGGTATGCCTATCCCATAAGTCTGAATCCATTGGGAGGCAGCGTCTATCTGGCCGCGCAGGGTGGTGGCGTCATGATTGGCTCCTATAACGGCCCGCCCTACAAATTTAATGTGCAGGGTGGTCGTGCCGCCTTCTACAACAGTGAACCCTACTGTGTAGGTCTGATGGGCTCTAACACGAGTACGTATTGTTGGTTGGGCACGGACGGCAGCGGAAATTTTTCGGTTTACAGCAATGCCGGGGCGGCGTTAGCGACCGTCTTCCAAAACGGCACAAGCCAATTCAACGGTGCGGTTGGCATCAATACAGGGCCTAACTTGACCCTAGAAGTGTGCGATGGCAACTCCGCCAACGCGCCCTCCTACGTGATGCGAATCTCCAGTCTCAATGGGAATCAAGCAACTTCGGAGCCGCGCATCCTCTTCGCGGAAGGCACTGCATCGGCGTGGTATCAGGGCATCGGGGCTCCCTTCAACAGCGGCAATCCCTGTCTAACGTTTAGTGTCAATACGAACTCCTCTTGGTCGGAGAAGATGCGGATTCAGGCGAATGGTTTTGTGGGAATCGGGCTTATCGGTCCAAGCTACATGCTTCACGTGAATGGTGGTATCGGGGCGGGTGGCGGCTTTTATACTTCCGCTAAAGGGAACCTACTAGGTAATCCATCGGGAAGTAGCGCTGGCGCGCAAAATACGGACGCCAACATTCTCTTTTATAACAACTCGTCCACCAATTGGGCTGGCATCGGTTGTGACGCCAGCGGCGATTGCTGGTGGCGGGTAGGAACCTCCGGCACGGCAAACCCGTGCTTTTTTATCAACAACACGGGCATCGTCGGCATCGGAACAGTCAGTCCCTCGTATGTCCTGCACGTGAATCCAGACAGCGCCGGAAAGCCGGGCACCAGCACTTGGCTGGTTTACTCCGACGCGCGCACCAAGCAGGACGAAGTCGAAATGCAGGACGATTCCCTGGCACTGTTGCGGCAACTGCGTTGGATTCGATTTCGGTACAACGGCTTGGCCAACACTCCAACGGACACGAAATGTATGGGCCTGGAAGCGCAAGCTGTACAAGCGGTCATTCCTGAAGCCGTGGGTTCGGTGCGCGCTAAACTCCGCGACGAGGACGCGGAAGCAACGGATCTGCTGCACCTCAACTACCACGCGATTTACACCCACATGGCGCGGGCCATCCAGCAGCTCGACGAGCGCTTGCAACAACTGGCGGCGCTGGTGCAGCCGCAGGCAACCAACTAAGGAGGAAGGACGAATGGCCGTCAACGTTACAAACTTGATGAGATGCAATAGCAAGAATTTAGCCCCTGCGCCGCCACCACCACCGGTTCTGCCAGGAGCCACAGGCAGCCCGGCAACCGATGTGGTGAACGTCGCCTTCACGCTAGTTCCAGAGACGGGAAACGTCGCGACGAGTGGCAATACCTCTCTGGCGGTCGCCATGACCGATGACCGGTTCGTGGTAGGAGCCTACTACAACGTCACAATTACGGATGGGCAGGCACCAACAGCGGCGAGTCAGGGCCAAGGCCAGTAATTTACCGGGCGGTCAACTGTGCTTGCGGCGGCCCCAGTGGAGCGTCTCCGCCGGGGTCTCGCCCTGGAATTCCTTCTGGTAATACTCCGCGAAGCGACCCGCATTCGTGAAGAGGAATTCCCGCGCTATCGAGGCGACGGTGTCACCGGGCTCTGGATTCTGTAATCGCCTGTGAGCCGCGTGCAGCCTCATATTCCGCAACCGCATCCCAGGCGTTTGCCCGCGCCTGCTCTGGCAGGAATCGCGCAGTGTTCGCGCGCTGACACCTGCCGCCGCCGCCATGTCGCCGATGGTAATCGCATCCCGAAGATGTGCTTCGATGAATTCCTCCAGCCTCGCGACGTGCCGCGCCGACGAGCCACCCCAGCGCTTCGCGAGCAGTCCCTTGTAGTTGGTGGGGAGCAGCTCGATCAATTGCCTGACCAGCCCGAGTTGAAAGTACATTCCCATGAGAGGGTATTTCTCAAACATGCCATTCTCCAATTCGAGCTGCTCCAACAGCAAGTTGATCCTCTGCCCCAGCACGGACTCTGGACCCAGGTTATTGATCTCCATAATCTCCATGGGGCGCGTCGGTCGCTCTCCGATCAAATGCTCGGCTTCGAGCTGGATGAGCGGAGCCGGGATGTTGATGATGGTGGAGGCAAACTTCCCCGACAAATGCGAATCGGAGAAACTGTTCGGCGGCACCAGAATTCCCTGCGTCGGGCCGATGTGGCTTTTGAATTCCTCTCCCCGCCGGTCCCATCCTCCGCCGTCCAGGCGCGTCAAGCTGTACATCGCCGGTTCACTATTGGTTCGCACCCGAATTCCGCCGGTCCCTTCGATTGTGGTGACCGCCATCACCTGCAATGTGGCGGTCGTGATGGAGAGATGGAGCTTTCCGCGCTCTAGCGGTTCGATGCGGCGCCGCAGCAGGCGCTGCATGTAGACGCAGGCCTCATCCAGATCATTGGTCGCGAAGTGCGCATGTCGCATGGATTTCAACATCAGCAGAATCCCCTTTTGGAGCCCCTGGACTGAAAATTGAAGCCACAAGATATCGCAGAGAGCAGCCAGATGTTGTCACCTGACCTGGTTGACAATCTCGATCTGTGGCATTGTTCTCCCCTCAGTCACCCTCGGCCCAGACGCAATGAATAGATGACTCAAACATTCATAGTTTTGTTACACCGGTTATACACCGTATTCATGTCTTTTTCCCGCCGTATTGGCGTCGTTTTGGCACCGCTTTGGCACCCTTTTGACGCCGCTTTTACGTCGCTTTGACGCTTTATTTTCAATACTTTAGCCTTGACATCGAATTCGGCTTGGTGTACGTTTGTGGAGCGTAGAAGCGGCGCGCGGTTTCCAACTAATTTAACGAAAACAAATTGGGTTTTCTAACACACGGGAGAAGTGTGTCCGTGAAAGGAAGTAGTGTCCATGAAGCAAGAATGGAACGCCAACACCGTGCGCCTCAATTGCACGATTCGGGCCGATATCAAAGAGGCGATGGAGAGGCTGGCCCTCAAGCGGAATCGCATCGAGGGCGGCTACGTCGGCTTAGGCCGGGTCCTCGGCGAGGCGGCGATGATGCTGCTCGAAAAAGAAGGCATCACTCTGGACGATCCGTCCGCGCCGACAGTGCCGGGCTTCCGGCACGGTAAACCACCCAAGTCGGCGAAGTCGCTGATCAAGCGCAAAAGGACGGCGGTCGCATGACACCGGACGGGTCCATCCTGCTCGATCACCACGCCTGCGAATTGTGCCGCCGGTACCGGGCCCGTCTACCGCGCGCGTGGGGCATTGACTGGATCGACGGCTATTGGGCCTGCGCGGCGTGCATCATGGCGTACCGGATTGAACTGGCCGCCGGAGGGAAAGGAGCTTATGCCAGGGCCATACGAGCTTGAGCTAACGGGCAGGGACGAAGTCTACGGTGCCAGCGAATTGCCCGTGATGCATGGCGTCGACCCCTATGGGCGGGATCTGCATTCGATGTTCGTCCACAAAATAGACCACGTAGTAGAGCCGCCGACCAAGCGCATGATGTACGGCAAATACTTCGAGGATGCCATCCGCCTTGTGGCATGCGCGGAGACCGGCAAAAACTTTCTGCCTTCGTTCAACAAAACTTATCGACACCCGGAGTTTCCGAAATACCATTTGGTGGCCACGCCGGATGCCCTGAACGAGGATGAGAGCGATGGCGGCCTAGAGTGCAAGCTCTTGAGCAATCATCAGCGGCACCATTGCGGGCCGACCGCGGATGACATTCCTCCGCATTTCGAATTGCAGATCCGCGGCACCATGGCCGTGATGCAACGGCCCAGATGGTATCTCGCCGTCTGGTGCGGTGACCGGCCCCTGATATACACCATCGAGCGCGATCTGGAATTCGAGGCCTTCATTCTGGATCGCGCCGAGCGCGAATGGAAACGCTACTTCGAGGCGAAAGTCCGCCCGCCGATTGGCGGAAGCAAGATCAGCGCGGCGTGGCTGCAGCAGAAGTGGCCCACGCATAAACGGCCCGACATTCGCCCGGCGACGGACGCGGAGATTGAGCTGCTCACCGAGTACGGCAACCTGCGCGTCGAGCAAAAGCGGCTGAAGGAGGCGCGCGCGAAACTGGAAAACCAGCTCAAGGAGGCGATCCAGGATCGCGAAGGTCTGGAGTGGACAGGCGGGCGGTTCACGTGGCGGCGCACCAAGGATTCCACCTGGGTGGACTGGGAATCAATGGCGATAGGGCTGCGCACGTTCCACATCAAAGACGAGGAAGCGCGCGCGAAGCTGACGGAGGAATACACCCATATCAAAGCGGGAGTACGCCGCATCTGGTTCAGCTCCGATCAATTCAGCGAAACCGAGGAGGCCGCCGATGCCGCCTGAATTGCCGGGCCCGGCGCATGACGGGTCGGGAGCCGCTGAGGATCACGTGCCCGCCATCGAACGGATGTGCAATGACACCGCAGAGGCCATCCTCCAGATGTGCCAGGAGCTGGAGCGGCAGAAGCAGATCGTCAGGGATCTGCTGCGGCATGTCGGCGAGTGGGGCATTTGCAAGGGCCCGCGCTGCATGCAGGAGATTCTTTTCGTCTATCACCGCGATACCGGAAAGACCACACCCTACAACCCGGATGGCACCTCGCACTTCGCGACGTGTCCAGATCGCGAACAGTTCCACAGGAGGAGACGTGCCGGATAACCAAGTCACCAAAACGCCGAAGGGCAGCACGGTTACTGTGCGCCAGGACCTCGCCGAGGAGATCTCGGTCGGCTACGAGATCGCGCCCACCGCAGCCGCGGCGGCGGCGAAGGCCGAGATCGAAGCGCGCATCATCGCAGCGCGCAAATGGCCGCGTGATATCGACGTCTTCCGCGAAGAGATCCTGAAGGACTGCCGCCGTCCCCGCTTCGCCGACATCGCGCTCTACAACAAGCCGGTGGGCCGCAAGCAGAACCCGGAGACCGGCAGGTGGGAGGAGGCCTTCGCCACCGATTTCAGCGTGCGCTTCATCGAGAGCGCCCTGCAGCACTTCGGCAACGTCCATTGTGTCTCGCGCATCGAGTGGGAAACCGGCGACCAGTCGAAGCTGGTGGTTGTCGTGGTCGATGTCCAGAGGAACACCGGCTACTCGACCGATGCGGTGCTCGACAAGCAAGTCGAGCGTAAAGAAGTGAAGAAGGGCCGCAAGACGCTGGGCATGCGCGAGAACAGCTACGGCGACACGGTCTATCTGGTCGAAGCCACCAAGGACGAGTTCCGCAACGTGATGGGCGCGGAGCGCAGCAAGCTGATCCGCGACAACGGCAAGCGTCTGCTGCCGCGCGACGTCCTCGATGAGTGCCGCGAGCTGATCGATAAAACGCTGGCCGATGAGAATGCCAAAGATCCCGACAGCGCGAAGAAGAAGGTGCTGGACCGGTTCGCGGCGCTGGGCATCTCCGCCACCATGCTGAAGGAATATCTGGGGCGACCACTGGAGACTCTGACCGCGAAGGATCTGAATGCGCTGACGCCATTGCACAACGGGCTAAAGGAAGGCGACTTCACTTGGTCCGATGTCATGCGCACCAAGGAGGAACCCGCCGAGGGCGAGAAGCCGAAGGATGCGTCGGGGCCGAAACAGAACCTGAAGGATCGGCTCATGAAGCAGGAGCCGACGACCCCCGAGGAATCGCCCAAGCCGGAGCCTTCGAAATGAATTGGCGCAAATCGAAGCCGCCGCTGACCTTGAAGCAGCTCGCCATCGAGAAGCTGCTCACGCGGCTCACGGATCTGCCGGTCGGGGCGTCGGTGCTGTTGCCAGATCGCGCGGGCGATGGCTTCGGCGGCCTGCTCGTGAAGAGGCATGCGCGGCACACGCTCGTCTTTCAGCGCACCGGCTCCCAGGAGCGCTCGCGCTGGGCCGACGGGCCCGATCAGGCGCGCGAGGAGATCCAGACGTACATCGACACGGGCAAGCTTCATGAACCCGATTTCAAGATCAGGGGGTGGTAGATGAGTCGCTACGTCCAGGTCGGCAAACACATTTTTCCGGCGTCGATGTTTGAGCCGGATCTGAAGCCGCCGCCGGGTGCCTGCAAGCAATGCGGCGGGCGCGGTTCGCTGGTGGAGACAATCGATTCGGAAAGATTTGACGTCCTGGTGCCGTGCTGGAGTTGCCAGACGTTCTGCAAGACGTGCAATCGGTACGTGAAGAAGGGCGGGCACGAATGCAAGGGGGCGAAGGCATGAACCTGCACCAGATGGTCGTGGACTTCGCCGACAAATGGGGGCCGCAGAGGCCGCGCACTTATCAGCAGTTCCTCCTGGAGCTGCGGGAGCTGCTGGAGGCCTACGGGAAGGCGGCGTTGGGGCACGAGAGCCTGCCCGACACCGAGCACGAGCACTGAGATCCGGTATGAGCTACGACCCGAGATGCTACGAGCTGGCGGAGATCTTCCTGGACGACCAGCCCTCTCAATATCGATTCGAGAGCTATAAGCAATCTCTGGCGGAGTGTATTCAGGCCGCGATTGAGGCTTGGCTCGAAGAACTGGAGCTGCCCAAATGAAGCGCCTCTCCATGCGCGCCGCCCGGCGCTGCGAGCTGGCCCAGAACGGGCGTTGCCGGTGCCGGTGCGGAGGCTTACTCCATGGCAAAGCGCGCGGTGAAGACACGGAGTTCTTCAAGGGGCTGTCCGGCGATGACCCGCACCATGCGCTGCCGAAGCGCGAGAAGAAGGGGCGCGTGCTGAAGAGGGATCGCGTGCCGCCGTTATTCGAAGGCCTGGAGGAACTCGCATGAGCGCGAAGAAACCGCTCTACATGGAGTCCACGGAGATCCCCGCCGAACGCACGGCGCAGGAGATTCAGACCCTGCTGGCGCAATTCGGGGCCCGGCAGATCGTCATGGATTACGGGGAAGACGGAAAGATCACGGGCATGCATTTCCTGCTGATCGTCCGCAATGTGCCCTATCCGTTCAAGCTGCCGGTGCGCACCGAGCCGTTACAGAAAATCTTCGAAGAGCGCCGCCGCAAATCGCAGGGATTCAACGCCTACAAGTGGAAAGACTACGACCGGGCCCAGGCCGAGCGGGTGGCATGGCGGCAGTTGCTCATGTGGATCAAGGCGCAATTCGCCATGGTCGATGCGGAGATGGTGCAGACGCATGAAGTGTTCGCACCCTACCTGCTCGATCCGACCGGCAAGACGCTCTTCGAGTACCTGGAAGAGACGCGGTACAAGGCGATGCCGCCACCGGCGAAGGGGGCCTGATGGCGCGGGCGAAGGCCGGGTTTGGTCACATCGTCGCCGGAAACGAGATCGCGGCCCGCATCATCCTGGCCGACCCGGTGAAGTACGCGGGGCTGATGGTGATGTGGGCGCAGTTGTGGATGAGGCGGCACAAGGAGACGTTATGAGTGCAGTACCTATCGATGCACGGTCGCAGACAATGCTCGTGGCTGATGTGATCTTTCGAGAGGATCTTTACCCGCGCATTGCAACCAGCGCGGAGACTGTCCAGAAATATGCCGAGACCCTTGAGGTGCTGCCGCCTGTCGAGGTCAACCAGCACAACGAATTGATCGACGGCTGGCACCGCTGGACGGGCCACAAGAAGGCGAACGCGGAACGTATCGCCGTCGTGGTAACGCAGACCGCCAGCGATGCGGAGCTGCTAGAACTTGCCATTGAGCGCAACGCGCAGCATGGCCTTCAACTCTCGCAGGAAGATAAGCGGGACATGGCAAGGCGGATTTACCACGCAACGCCTGAAAGGCAGCGCGACGAGAAGAAGAAACATCTTGCCGTGATTCTTTCGGTTTCCGAGCGATCAGTCCGCGAGTGGTTATCCCGAATTGATAAGGACTCGAAGGAAGCACGCGACCGCAAAATCTTCGAGATGTGGATGGCGTGCCGTAGCGGTAAGGATATAGCCGACGCTATGGCGTTATCGGAAGGAGAGGTTTCCAAAACGCTTGACGATTTCCAAACGGCAGGATTGCCGGATGGAAATAAACCCGCCGCTTCCCACCTTACCGACTTCGACCCGCCTATTTACAACGTCTGGAAGCAGCAGTCGAAGACCGAAGGTGCGAAGCACTTCGGTAACTCTGAAGTGCGGTGGCTCGACAATCTTCTTTACCTCTACACACAGCCGCTCGAAATTGTAGTTGATCCCTTCGCGGGCGGCGGCTCGACCATCGACATCTGCAAAAAACGTTTCCGCCGCTACTGGGTGAGCGACCGCAAGCCGGTCGTAGAGCGCGAGAAGGAAATCCGCCAGCACGACATTACCAGTGGTCTGCCGAAACTGCCGCGTTGGCAGGACGTCAAGCTGGTCTATCTCGACCCGCCTTACTGGAAGCAGGCCGAGGGAGAGTACAGCGACGATCCCGAAGACCTCGCCAACATGCCGCTCGAAAAGTTCACGAAGCAACTTGCGGGAACGATCAAGGCATTCGGCAAGAAGCTGAAGAGCGGCGCGGCCATCGCGCTCATTATTCAGCCGACGCAGTGGAATACCGATGAGGCGCACGCCTATACGGATCATGTGGCCGACATGCTACGTGCGGTCGATCTTCCGCTCGATATGCGCATCTCGGTGCCGTACGAATCGCAGCAATGCACCGCGCAGATGGTGGAGTGGGCCAAGGCTAACCGCCGGTGTTTGGTTCTGACGCGCGAGATCGTTGTGTGGAGAGCATAAGCGTGGATGAAGAACAGAATAATCGCCGTTATGCCACCTATTCGCTCTGGCACCGCGAGAGGTCCATCGTTCGCTACCTGGAGAACCCAGATGATGCTCACCAACTTGGGTGCATCGATATTGATGCGGTGTGCTGGATCGAATGGGAGCGAGGTTCGAGAGACCCACTGGCGTTAATTGAAACAGCGCGGGATGATCCCGGCAAGGATAAAAGCGGGACCGTCCTCCGAAATCTGGGCGCGTTGGCGAATATACCGACCTTTATCGTGCTCTATGTACCGGCCAGCCATCCGAATCCTGCCTATCCGCAGGTGCCCGATATCGAGCGTTTTCGCATTCGGCGGCTGTGGCCGGACCCCGAGAAGGCTTATCGGGAGTTGACCTGTAAGCAGTACGCCGAATGGCTGAAGCAACTGCGTGAGCTTCAGACGCGCAATTTACTGCGGAAGCGGAAGATCTCGTTTTGGGAGGGATGACCATGGAACGACGTCTCTACGAAGCTGTGAAGTATACCTTCACCCAGGATGAAGTCCGCGAGCTGGGCGAGGCGCTGGCGCGCGAGTCGCAGAATGTGATGGATCTGCACGAGCGCAAGACGAGCACGCTCGCCGCCTTCACGGCGCAGATCAAACAAGGCCAGGGGCGCATGGCCGACCTGACCAGAAAGATCAACGAAGGCTTCGAATTGCGCGAGGTCGAATGCATCGTGATGATGGAAACGCCCAGACCGGGCATGAAGAGAGTCATCCGCATCGACACGAACGAAATGATCCGCGACGAGCCTATGACCGCCGGTGAGATGCAGGGCTCGTTCGGCTTCAACGATGGCGAGGACCGGCGACCGGAATGACCAACCAGCAGCTCTATCTCACTATCGGCGTGCCCATCGTGGTCAACGCGCTCTTCAACGGCGTGCTGATCATGTTTCTTTGGCTGCATATCAATCAGCGCCTGGACGATCTCCGCGACCTGTGGCGGGCGGAGCTGCGGCGGGTGGAAGAAGTCCTCGACGCGCGGCTGAAACATCTGGAGGAGCGGTAATGGAAACGATTCCCACACTGCGCCCGGCCCTTGAGGTCCAGCGCGCCCACGACCTCCTGGTCGCCTTGATCTTCGATAGCGATCTGTGGCCCGGCATCGAGACCGAGCGGCAGTTGGAGATTCTCAGTTGCCTCAACGTGCTGTGCTGGTGCCTGGGGCACAGACACAACATGACCTTCGGTTCCAATCTGCTGCTCATCGAAGAGATCCTCAACAGCGCCGGGATCGAGATTGTCGATCTGGGTAGGCTGGACGTTCCGGGCGATCCGCCGGAAGGAGGCGCGGCATGACGGACGTTCTCGCGCCGCACGTGGATCCGCATTCGCCGCACGGCCATATCGTGGTGAGCAGGGCATTCTTGGTGCAGCGCTTCGGCAGTGTGCCCAACGAAACTCTGCGCGCGCACTTCACCGGCGAGTCGATGAGTAGTCCGAAGCTGTACTGGTTTGAGGACACGCCGGAAGTGCGGCGCGTGCTGGGTATGGCGGAGGGGTGAAATGTGGTTGAACTTAACATTCATAGTGTTAAAGTGGCAACATGCCAATTCAACTCAACTCCAGCGGGGTGCCCCAAGGAACGGGCAGCCTGCAAGTTCGGGGGCGCGTGTACTGGATGATCTACACCGACGAAACCGGGCGCAAGATTCAAGCCAATACCGGGACCAGCGATCTGGACGAAGCGCGCCGCGTGCTGGCGCGCGCCGCCATCGAGGTGCTCCGGGCGCGGATGGCCGCGCTCCAGGGAGTGCTCGGTGAAGGGAAAGCTCAAGGTCGTCGTGACGCCGGGGCCGGACGATCCCGAGGCGGAAGCCAAGCTCATCCACGCCCTGCGGGTCTCATACGAGATCGGAGAACGGATTCTCAAGGAGAGAAGCGCCCATGGCCGCAAAGGTGATTTCGCAGACAGCACCGCTGATCGGCGCGAAGAACACTAGGGTCTCGCTCGAACGGCAGGCGGGCAACTACAGTCCCGACGCGCAGGACGCCCGATTCGATCAACTGGGCGCGACGTTTGGCGTGGTCTTCCCCGACGAGTTTCGCATCGATGACGATGGCTATTCCGGCGCCGACTTCAACCGGCCATCGATCCGGCACAACAAGCGTCTGGTGCGCGAGGGCAAGGTGCAGGTCGTGGGCTGGACCGAGGTGGACCGGTTCGCGCGCGACATGGAGGGCGGCCTTCGGCTGATCCGCGAATTCCGCGAGTTGGGCGCAGAGGTGATGCTGGGGCCCTTGGGCTTGTACCGGGACGATCCTCAGTTCATCGCCCAACTGCAGATGTGGTTTCTGTTTGCGCAACTCCAGAAGGAAACGATCCGCACTAAGTCCATTGATGCCGTACGGCAAAAGGTCCGCTCCGGCCGGCCCCAAGGGGGACGCTTGCGGCTCGGGTATCGCTTTGTCACCGCTGCCGAACTGATGCTGGACGTGATGGAAAAGGACCGGCTCTCCGGCAAAACCACGAATGCAGCGGAGGCGACTCGTTTACTCGCGGGCAAGCCTGCCAATGAGATCGTGCGCGTGGAGGACGAGATTAAGATCTGGTGGAAAATGGCCGACTGGGCGCTCTCCGGCTCGAGCGAACGCGAGATCTGCCGCCGCCTGCTCGTCGAGGGAGTTCCCACACCCTCGCAGCGCATGGGGTGGAAGCGCCAGACCACGAAGCACAGTCCCACCTGGGTCAAGGAAACGCTGGCCGACAACATGTACTCCACGGGCATCTGGTACTACGGAAAAACCGAGAACGTCGAGATCAAGAAGGAGAAATGGCGCAAGCCGCATATCGACCGCCACCGCATGAAGAGCGGCAAAAAGAAGAAGCCCCAGAGCCAGTGGGTGGGGATGTCGATCCCCGGCGGCCCCATCGTGACTCCGGACAAGCAGCGCGAGATCCTGGAGGCCCTGAAGCGCAACGGAAAGGTATCCAGCGGCAGGCCCGCCAAGCCCTCCCAGGAAGGGGGACGCGCCGGCCAGCTGAAGAAAGTGGTTTGCCGGTGCAACTATGCGGTCTGTCACAAATCGAACGGGCGCAATCGCTACTACACCTGTTCGAACCGCGACCGGGTCCATAACCAGGACCTGTGCACGCATTACGTGGTCCGGCCCACGCGCCGCGGTAAGCCGGGGCTGATGAAGCGGCGCGCGATTCGCGCCGAGATTCTCGAAAACGCGGTCTGGAAGGGCATGGGCGAGGCGCTGACCGAGAAGCTCGACGCCTTGGTGGCGGCGCACCGCGATGCCATCGTGGCCAGCGTGGACCGGGAGGATCTGGAGCGCCTGGAAGCGCGCATCCCGACCCTGAAGCGCCATCTGGCATCGTATGCGATCAAGGAGGTGGAGACGGACGACGAGACCTTGAAACAGACGTATGCTAGCAGAGTGGTCGAACTGAACACTGAGTTGAAACTCTTACAGCGGCGCATCCAGGCATTCACGCTGGAGGCGAAGGTGATCGAGGTGGACACGGCCACGATCCGCCGCAAGGTGAAAGCGGCGATGACTGCCACGCGCCCCGAAGACCGCGAAGCGCTGTTCCTGGCATGGATTCACCAAGTGGTGCTCGACCTGGCGCAGGGGGAGGCCGAAATCATCCTGCGCGTTCCCTTGAAATCGGGTGCTAATTGTCAAGATGAGGAACCTGACCCTCGCGCGAAGCTCCGCGCGCGAACGCGAAGTCGCGATCCGCGCCTCGATCGGCGCCGGTCGATGGCGGCTCGTGCGCCAGTTCCT